TCAACTTCTCCTGCGCTGCAATAACCTTGTCGGAATCGCCCGCTTCGTACGCTTCCTTGTAAGCGCGGCGCGCTTCTGCCGCTTCTAGTTCCGCAGCCTGCGAATAACTGGTAACAAGCGATTTCTCGCCATACGACAGCGTCTCCTTAAGGCTTTTATTCTCGGCCAGCACACGCTGGGCGTAGCTCAGGGCTTCTGCCTTCTCCCGGGCTTCGCGCTCTTTCTCCCGACGCTCGTCATGCCACACCTTCTTCATCTGCTTCAGGCGGGTCTTAACCTTCTCAGAGTATTCCTCCAACTCGTCGTCTTCGAGTTCCCGAACGATCTCAGGGGGCATGGCAACCTTGCCACGATCCTCCGGAGGGGTATCGTCTTCGATCTCGATCTCGAAATCATCTTCGGGTGGCGTCACGCCGGGTTTAGTGCTCATGTGCTTTGTGCCCTTTGGCTCAGTGGTTACGTTGATAGGCGTAGTATTTTAGCGGCTAGCGGCCGCTAGCCGCGCGAAATCCCACGCGGGTCTTCGACAACAGCCTCGACGCTGTCGTCGTTCACAATCCGGAACTCCCGGCCATGAATCTTCACGCGCGTGCCCGCATGTGGACGGACAAGGATAAAGTCGCCTTCCGCACACCATGGCCCGCTGGGGAACCGCTTTTTGTCTTTGTAGCAATCAGGCCCGAGCTTCAGGACGAACAGCACGGTAGTAAGAAGCTCTTCGTGCCGAATGGTTATGTCGGGCTTGTAAATGCCCCCTTCGGTCTTCTCATCCACTTCCGGCAGCGCGCAAAGGATGCGGTACCCCGAAGGAACGGGTAGCTGCGTAGCCTTACGCGTCTCCTCTACCGGCGGCTGCGCCTCCGGTAGCCACAAGTGCAACTGCTCTTTAGTCATCGTCGTGTTCCATCCGTTGTGCGGTCTCCAGCAAGAGACTCGTTGTCATCATGAGCCCACGGACGATGCCGCAAGCGTACTTGTAGTCCCCATGATCCTTGGCCGTGCCCTTGGCGAGGTCGTCGGAGATATGCTTGATATCCTCCTGCACCTTGTCCGCTAGGTACTTCAACAGGTCGTTACTCACGCATTACTCCTTCACTCCTTCACTCCTTCACTCCTTATTTCCCGCCGTGGGCGGAGCACCCATAGCGGCTTCTTGCGAAGCGGCTTCTTGCGAAGCGGCTTCTTGCGAAGCGGCTTCTTGCGAAGCGGCTTCTTCCTCTGCTCCTTGCTGCCCAGCCTCCCGGGCAACGTCCACCCCGATACGAAGCCCTTCTCTCATCTGCTGCGCAGATAGCTGCTCCCGAGCCGTAGCGACCTTGGCCCCTACCTGCAATCCGGCGATCCGCTCCTGCGAAGCGATGCGCTCCTTTTCGAGGTCTTGCTTGTCAACACCGCCAGCAGCATCAATAGCGAGCTTCTTCTCCTTCAGCGCGAGCTCCTTCTCCTTGATCTCCAGCTCCTTCTGCTGCAACTGGATGACCGGGTCTTGCTGGGCCTGTTGCGCCGCCTGTTGCGCCGCCTGCTGCTGGCTGTTCTTGAGCACCTGCGCCGCCGCCGCTGCCGCGAGACGGGAAATCTGCACTTCCGTCTCGGGCGTCATCTCGGCATCCGGAGCCGGGTACGGGACGCCTGCGGCTTCTTCGATACGCTTACGATATTCAAAACCGAGATGCTCCGCGATGTGGGCGTTCATGGCGGCAGCGATGGTCTGCGCCTTGGGGTTCTGACCCAGAAGTTGCGCAACCTGCGGGTCTTGCATCGCGGCCATATGGACCTGAATGTGCGCCTCGTGGTCCTGCCCGATGAACGCTTTGACCGGCGTGCCGTTCAAAACGTTCATATTCTCTGAAACCGGGTCTTTCGGCTTATCGGTAGTATCGTCATCCATGGGGACGAGCTTGTTGACGTTCTTTACGCCTAGTACTTCCAGCATCTGTCGGTGCAGGAAGGGGAGGTCGTAAATATCAGGCGATGTAGAGGCTAGCTGGATAACCGCCTGATACTGCACCACCTTCTGCGCCATGGTGGCCGAATTCGGGTCCGACACGGGTATAACGGCCACCATGTCGTAATCCGCCTGCTTCACCTGCGGTGAAGCCGCCCCCGACGCCCCTTCCGGATCGTAAGAGTATGCCGAAGGCGTGTAATCGCGAATAATGTCGCGAAGCAGACGGAATTCCTGCCGCATGGCGTAGTGGATGCGCGCCTGCACCGCCGACATGACCTTGAGCGTGCGCTCAAGGATGGCAAGAGTGGTCCCCACGGGGGAATTGGCGCTCATATCGCTGACCTGAAGGTCAGCAGCCGACGCAAATCGTCGTCCTTCCTCAACAATCGTGCCGAGCAACGTGTAAAGGACTTGCGAAGGCTCTTTGTAGGGCAGCGGGAGGAAATTATCCTTCAGAACGCCGCTGGCGACGTCTACGTCGCGCCATTCCGCAGGTGCGATAGGTGTGTCATCACCCTTGATCCGAAGGCCCTTAGTTTTGAAACCACCGGGTAGATTAGACAAAGTACCAGCATCAACAAGTTGGCGAAGAAGGCTAGTACCAGACTTAGCAAAAGCACCGATAAGATGAATAAGGCCAAAAGCGTAGAATCCAAACCCCGGAATGTACGAATAGTGGACGAAATGATCTCGCTTTTGCTTGTTTTCGTCGTCGGGATGCCAGTTTCTACGGATGGCGAGGACGGTTTGTGTACCTTTCTCAATCGTAACGACGTACGGCAGCGCAATCCCCGTGGGTCCGTCCTCGTCCTCATCCTCGTACCCTTCCAAGTCCAACTCGACGTGCATTTCGAGAATCTTGTACCGGTCGTCCACCGAGGCCTGAAAACCCATCTTCTCGGCGATTTTCTTCTCGATCTCATCGAAAGTGTCGGTCGGATCGCCGAGCGGGACGTCCATGTAGAAGCCAGCTACCTGCAGCTTGCGTAGCTCGTTCTCCGTTTTACGCATGACATGTGTCACACGCGGGGACGTCTGCAGGGAAGACGCGCCGTAAGGGACGACGATATCCTCGGCGGGAACGAACAGGGAGGTCTGGCGGGAAAGGGAAGGGTCGTAATAGATTTTCTTGAACGCGTTACCTGCCAGTCCAAGCCCCCACAACATGCGCTCATGCTCCGGGCGATACTCGACCATACGCTCGGTAAGCTGGTAGTTCATGTCTGCCTGTACGCGCGTAGCGGCTTCCGTTTTCTCCGGGGTTTCTTCGCCTATGATCTGCGTTTTCACCGGCCCCGCAGCCGGAAACGTTTCCATCATGGTCTCGGCTTGGAACTTCACGAGAGCTTCCGAGAGCAGGGGATGGTAGACACCCGACGCCCCCGGCCATGGCTCGGTGCGATCCTCAGTCTTCAGGCCAAGTAGCTCCAAGCCGTCCACGTAGGCCTTCACCCAATCCCTGCGGGAATTGATATCGTCGTCAAAATCAGACAAAAGCTCCGTGGCGAGAGAGGACAGGATGCTCTCATCAAGGACTTCCGCGAGATTTTCGTTGAACTTGTCATTGCCGTCGGCTTCACCGTCGGCTTCGTCGTCGGCTTCGCCGTCTCCAAGGTCGATTACAACTTCGATATCGTCCTCCGGCACCGGCGAAGCAGAGTCTAACCCCAACGGAGCCGGATTCAGGCTCTTGGCGATGTTAGTGGACATTAGGAGGCCCTTTCTTTCTTCATCCTGTCAGCGGCACGTTCCGCAGCCGTCATCCTGTTGCGTTTCTCCCCCTTCGGGGTGAGCTTGCCTCCGGGGGCCATATCCCCCCGTTTCTTCAGCAGCGCTATGGCCATGCCCTTATCCCCGACCTGCGAAGCCAGCCTCTTGACGAGGACACCCCTACCCTTGAATTTGCCTACCTGTTTCGGCGGCTTCCCCTTCATCAGTAGTACCCCTTGGTACGGACAGACTTGAAATATCGCGGGTCATCGGGTTCATCAAGCGGGGTTCCGACGAACCCACCACGACGGAACCGCATCAGCGCCATGGAAACGGAATCGACGTAGTCGTCATGCTCCCCAGCGGGGAAACTGGCCACTTCCTCTATGACTTCTTCCGCCCAATGGGTGTTCGGAACCCAGACCCTGCCACTGGCGAACAGGTCAGAGACGGCGTTCAGACGAGAGATTTTGTCGTTACCCTTCGTGGGCGTAAATTCCTGCACGGGTATCCCCATGGAGCGAAGCTCGTAAATCAACGGAGCCCCGGAGGCTTTCTTCTCGATAATCACGCCGTCCGGTTCCCAGTCCTTATACTGTGCTATGGCTACTTGCTTAAGTCTAGGAAACTCCATGCGCTCGCGAAACGCATTAAGGAGAATAATGTTGGCCTGCAGTATGCCGCTGGCATCGGGGTGGTAGAATACCCCCCAAGTGGTTAAGGCAGAGTAATCCGCTCGTTGGGTCTTTTCGAAGGCCGTATCCCACGACATGAGCGTAAATTCACACGGCGGGGGGTCATCTTTCTCCCAAATCTGCCACCACTCCCGTTTCACAATCGCCGACGCCTCGCTTGTCGGGTTCTGCTGGTACTGGGCCATCCACTTGGCGTTTGGAAGCTCACTTCTCAGAGCTTCCAACTCTTCCAGAGGCCAGAATTCAGGCCAAAGCGGGTTGCCACTGGGGAGAATGGCGGGGAATTCGATCACTTCCCACTCTTCGCCGCCCCTTTGAGCGGCAGCTTTCAGCACTTGCCCCGTCAAATCCCGCTTCGCCCATCGCGTCATGACCATGACGATAGCCGCACCGGGCTGGAGGCGCTGTCTCGGGCCGGAAGTGTACCATTCGTACACTTTATCGTAGATTTCGGGGTTGGTTTCGGCCTGTGCGGCCTCCTGCTCGGAGTGCGGATCGTCAATAATGAACAGATCGGCACCCTTGCCGGTCACCGTACCCCCTACACCGATGGCGAAATAGT